TATCTGTACTTAACGGTAACAGAAAGAGTGGCATTGGTTCCTTCGTATTTACTGGTAAGGTATGCAAGGTTAGCAGTTGCCACCCAGGCAATTACATACTCTGTACCATCTATGCTTACAACCTGACCTTCCATCTGTGAAGAGAACTGGTTTGCAGTAGCAGTATCAGTAAGTGTATGCGCTCCAGCAACTACTTGAATAGCTGAAAGTGTATCATCCTGTCTTGCGGTAATGACCGCTTCCTTCTGTGCGAAGGTAAAAGGCTTCTCAGAGAATAGCCTGAAGTATTGCTCGTTGATGATTGCGTCGAGCTGATTTTTGTAGGTGGTGATGTTTGGCTGATAGTCTAGTATGTTTCCAATATAGCTACGTATTTCTGATAGCTTCATAGAGCCTCCATCACATTGTTAAGAGAAACCCTCCCCCAGAGCGGATGGGGGAGGGAACACAGGTTTTTTTTAGAACTGTTTAAGTACAACTACTGTTGCAACGTTTGCAGTATCCGCTTCAACCGCAACAGCAACAATTGGACTAGTGTCAGAGGCTGTAATGACTTTAGCCTGTCCAACTACAGAACTTATGATAAGCCTGTCCCCGGCAGCAGTCGAACCAACAACATTTGCATTTTCATGTATACCAGCAATAGTGACATTAACTTCGTCGCCAGCAGCAGTAGCAGCATTTAATGCAAAGCCTATTGCAACTTGACTAATGAGAGCATCATTAGCCTTAATGATATACAGAGCTTTTTCTCCGTCTGCAGTCTTGGAAAAATCCAAGGCAACCAGATCATTTTCAGCAATTGCAGATGAAGCAATAAAGCGTTCAACTTGCCGACGGTTAGATGGAGTTACGCCTAGGGCATCTCCATTTCCATCAGTTGATTGCAGGTATTGTAATAAAGTTGAAGTAGCCATGATTATTCTCCGTTGAGTAAGATACCGTGCCCAGCAAGATGGCTTGCAGCCAACTGTGTACGTACCATTATGTTAGAAGATGCTGCAGCATATCCAGAGATACGCTCCATATCGCTCATTTCAAAGTGAGCGTCCTTGTCAAAGTAGACACTGAACAACTTAGAGTTTAGGAATGCCATTGATACCTGTGTACCACCAGCAGCAATAGTGTATCCAAGGTTTGGATCTACATACATTGGTGCTCCGTTGTACATTAGTATTAGTTTTCCTGCTAAATCGCGAGTCTGCTCCGCTGATGTATACCGCTCCTGTGCCTGTAGCTCGTTTCGGTAGTTTTCGTATGATAGCGGTGATGCAAGGATCATGTCAACATCACCTTCAGGTGCATATGTCTGCGCCTGGATCATTATGCTGCTCATGGCACGAAGACCGTTGTTGCCAAAAGTAAGACCACCAGCAGTTACATTAGATACTTGGTTTTGGAATGTTGACTGGAAGTTAGCTTTGTCAATACCACCAACATCATTTGTTTGACTACCAAATGCGGCAACCTCAAAAAAGCCATTAAGATTGGCAGGTCGCGCTGTAAACCCACTAGCTGCAGTTGTTCCGTCACCATTCAACGTATTAAGGTCGCTAAGAATAGTAGAGGTTCCACTTACAGTTTGCTTGCACCATTCACGCTTGAGCATTCCCATAACAGACTTTAGTCTAGCTTCAGCAATGCGGATGATGGCACGTTCGCCTTTGTTTGATAGCTGTTCCTTTTCAGTAATTACAACAGGAGCAACGAAGTCACACCAGTCAAACGATGCGGTTCGGAGTGCGTCCTTCACAGCAAGGTTCACTGATTCATAACCAGTAGCAAGTTGAGTAATGTTTGAATGTTCAGCAAGAATAACGGGATGGTCTACTTTCTGACCACCATTCACCATTTCCACATTTCCAGCTCTCTGAACTGCTTCCAGTAAAGGGATAGTGCGGAAGGTGTTGTCTACTTCTCGATCTCTCAGGATACGTAGCGTAGACGCGAGAATATCATATTGGATACCCATAGTGTTCACCTATAAATTTTTATTATTTTAATTATCTATTGGCGCGTATCCGTTATCGGGGCGATGCAATTGGCGTGTCCCTAAGGTTCCTCCTGCACTTTTTCTGTATACTATATTTATTTCTTCTGCGCAAGCAAATAATTGTATATGTCAGCAGCAGACATTTGCGCCGTATCCGATGGTGCAGTCAATCCGCTTTTCCTTCCATTACCTATTCTGTCAGCAGCCTGTCTCGATAACTCCCGCTTTTGCTGGGCTTTACGCTCCTCTTGCTGTTGCATCTGCTGGGACCTTTTCCCCTTGACAATCCAGTACGCCTGCTCTAGGTTCATATCGGCATTTTCCTTCAGCGTTGTATACACTTCATGGCGCAGACCGTCCTCTCTTATATCAGGGTGAGCATCCATAAAGTCTTCAACCTTGCGTCTTGACTGGGTCTTCTGCTGCTCTTCGTACATTGGTTGCAGTACAGACTGTAGCTTCTGTGCCACCATTCTGTCTACATAGGACTCAAAGGACTTGGGGTCAAACGGGTCAAACTCTTCCCCTTCTGCAGCGGCAGCACTAGCTTGTTGCTGTAGTGCCTTGAATGCATCGCTGTTGGTTAGGTTTGCCTGCAGGTCTTCAACACTTCTTCTCTGTTTTGCAAGTTCCTGTGTCTTCCTTGTGTAGTCTGCTCTTAAAGATGCCATCGCCCTTTGGACATTCTCTGGTACTGAGTTGTATACACTGTCCCAACTTTCTCCTTCCTGAAGGGTTGCTGCTTCATACTGCTTATCCTGTTCCTCCTGAGCCAGTTCGCTATTCTTTCTATCATTTTCCTGCTTCTTTTCGTGGTGGTCAAGCAATTGCTCGACACGTTGTTGATACTCGTCTAGCACTGGCGGAGCACCTGCATCGGCAGCAACCCCTTCTGCCAGCTCTGGAGTTTGTGAGCTGACTTCTTCTCCGCCCTCTACATTACCGCTCGCTGTAGTTTCTTCGTTCATTATACTCTCCCTGCAAACATAGCTTCGATGTCTTCAACAGGAGCCTCTTCAACGACAACCTCCTCCTCCACCATTACTTCATCATCTGGTGTCAGGCTATTATCAGCAAGGAACTTCTGGAACTCTTTGCTCTGACCAAGTTTTCTAAGTCTACCAGCAATGATAGCCAGGTCGCGATCATCCTTTATCTCTGCAAACTCTAGCTCAAGACCAACCTCGGAGTCTTCTGCAGCAGACTGAACCATGCTCAGTGCCGTTACGAACTCTTCTGGGAAGACTGTAATGTCTTCTGCAAACTCAGGGTATGTTTCACCGAACAGTTCAAGAACGACGTTCAGTTCTTTTACTAGCTGGTTCAATGCTCTCATGGAGAACTTGCCTTGCGGAGCCATTTGCGTCATTGCCTGTTCCTGCATCATGTCCTGTTCTGCACCTAGCTCTTCAGCCTGTGCAAGTATGTCTGTTGGTATACTCATGGTGTATTATCCTTGTTGGTGGTTTTGGTTTCTATTGTACCCAGGTCTGACCCAAGTGGAAATGGTTCGGGGTCAGCCAGTGGGTGATGGTCTGGAAAGGTCTGCTTAGTAGCTTGAGCAAAATCTCCTGTCTCTTTCAGTACACTACTGAACTTTTCAACATCCTTGTTATGCTGCGTATGTTCATTATCCACAGCTGACTGATGGTCGTCTAGTTCGTTCTGCGAGACAGGTCGAAGGTTCCTTTCCTTCATTATCTTGTCTCGCTCCATCGAGTTCGCAACATAGCAACCAAGACCACGATCAAAATAACCATGAGAGTCACCCCATCTTGCAGGAGTATTAGCAAATACCGACACCATCTGGTTAAGAAATTCCTTGCATTTATCGCAAGTCTGGTCATGTCTTTCATCAATCTCGCAGAAAATCTGTATGTCGAGATTACAAGGTTCGCAATAATAGTCATATATCGGCATAGTCTACTGTGGAAGGAATTGTTGTATGTCTTGTGGCGAAGGCTGTCCCTGCATTCCCTGGCTTTCTACAATGTCTTGCTGCGCCTGGGTAGTTGCCATAGGCTGTTCTTGTGCAACAGCACCTTCAAGAGAGGTAATGAATGACTGGGGTAGTCCCATCATGTTGATCAAGTGTGCAAGCACTTCCTGCTGTGGCACACCCATTTCAATCAGTGTTGGCATGACTGCAAGGAATTCCTGCTTCTTCACAGCCTCGGACAATGGTGTAGCTCCAGTATCGCTTGCATAGAATGTAAAGTCTCCGTTCAGGTCGCGTTCGTTAATGGTCTGCGGCACACCATCCATCAGGATAACATCGCCTTCGCTAGCCATATATATCTTGAGTATGGAGATAAACACTTCGGCAATGTTCTCGATAGCTGCGTCCCTTTCCCTTGCCAGTCTTCCAATCTCCGAAGAGGAGTAGGCAGCAAGTGCTGTAATCTCGGTTGCTGTAGCCCTGCTACTTTCTCCCCTAGTAAAAGGAGCAAGGACAGAACCCCGCTCGAAATCATCTTGCACCTGCTGCACATATCTTTCAAGTTCCGGTGGTACAGGAGTATGCGGCACGGCAACAATAGAGCCAGCCAACTGTTGTCCCTGACTGAGCTCAACCTCAATAAACTCACCATCGACACCTTGTGACAATTTTGACATGGCTTCGGCATCAAACACGCCGCTTTCAACAACCCACTGCCGTGCCGCCCTGCGTACCATGCTCGCCTGATAAGTACGCAGGATGTTAATCTCCTGTACCTGGTCATAGACCCTACGGAGGGCTGAGTATCCTCTCATCG